AGACCTAACATCGTCAAAACCAGTAGTAATAGAAACAGATCAACAACTGGCCGAAGAGTCTCAAAAAAAACCAACAGATGATAAAAAGAATTTGCCAGAGGTGGAAGCATTTATAGTACAGAAACCTGTTCTTTGCGGCCCAGCAACTGCTTTTCTTGAAGGTATTGATAAAACTTCCAAAGAAGAACCTATCGGTTTTTGGATAGATTCCCAGTATGGAAATAAAATTATGTTGTTGCGTAATGCTAATACAGGGTCGATAAGTGTTCTTGAGTTCATACAAAAAGAGTATGCTTGTTTTCTCTCTGTTGGTCAACAATCACAGATGGTTCCTACTGGGCCTACGGAAAAGGGTGAAAAAATTAAATTTAAAAGGGTATTGACTTTACACTAACAACATGGTATAAATATAATACAATTTGATGATACGGATTAAATGCTGAACTGGACGGGAGTGCAATTCTCCCCACCTCCACCAAATCCCATATACTCATATGGGGGTGAATTAGGATCGACAGGCAGAGATAGATGAGTGGAGAATTGTCGGATGACTGCGTTATTGGTCAATTTAGTAAATGCAAATGATAATATTGCATATGATGATTTCGCACTAGCTGCGTAATTAATCGGGGTTAGGTGGGTTCCTTGCAACAGAATACCCACCACTTTATTCAAAGGGGTATTGACATATAGATAAGACTATGTTATACTCTATAAATAATAAGAATTCAAGTGAAATCTTGATGAGTTTGGAAGTTCTCTAAAAACTACCATTTAAAAGTTGGAATGAGTTCAACTTATTTTGTAATGTTAAGGAAAACATTTAAATGACTACTAATACTACCCAGGCCGCTAAGGTCGAAAACGCACTTGTTAATGGTGCAGAACTAACCGCTAAACAGATTACATCACGTTATGGTGTTAAGAATGTTCGTTCGGTTATCAGTAAACTTCGTTCTGAAGGTCTTTCGATCTATCTGAACAAGCGTGTATCATCTTTTGATGGTATGTCATATATGAAGTATATGATTGGTACACCTACACGAGCAGTTGTTGCTGCTGGTTATGCGGCACTACGTTCAGCGTAATGTCCTTCGGGTGATGTCGTAATACATCCGTGTGGGGTCTATGGTTAACCCCACACTTTATTTTAACATATGGAATACATTAAATGAAAACTACTAAAACTTTTTCGCTAGAGATTGAAAATATTGCTAAAGAAAAAAGAATCTCTCATATGGAAGCCGTTCTTTGGTTTTGTAATAAACAAGGTATAGAACCAGATACAGTTGGTTCACTAATTTCTAAAAGTCTCAAAGAAAAGATTGAGGCAAACGCAAGAGATTTAAATTTTCTTCCCAGACAAGCACAACTTCCAGTTTAGGAGCTATTATGTTTTTTCTACTTATTTTCCCACTACTATTTGGTGTCGTTAATGCCGATGCATTGGATTTATTTCAAAAAGAAATGGATGCCGGTGCAATATGGCATAAGGTTGACGCTCAACCTATAGACCCAAATGCAAAATCTATTCCATTACAAACTTGTGATGACAACGGTGTTTGTGAAGAACCTTATGTTATCTATAAGTTAAAGTACCCGACTTTACCAGGCGATACTCCTGTGACCACTCAAGAGCTCATTCAGACTGATGAGAAATAGTCTGCTTCAGGCAGTCATTGTACTAGTCCCGACATATATCACCGCATATCTTACTGATAAGATGGTATATGTTATTCCCATGTTGGCTGCATGTTCTTTTATTGCAGCCAGTTTATCCCCCTCTAGATTAGATCGTAGAGTTGAAGAAGATGGATACAAAGAAGATGGAACCAATTGACGTTTATATAATGTATTGTGCTATGAAGGCACATTTTAGTAATACAAACTATGACTTTAATAAGTATGGTGGTAAGACTAAGGTTTCTAGAGATTCTTTCTTCAAACGTAAGGACAGACACTTCTTTGTCAAACTCTCAACAAAATATAAAACTGAAATTGAAATCAGAAACTATTATATCTCTAATTTTATAAAAGATAAAAAAGGTTACATTGCTAATTTTAGTGATTGGAACTATAAGACTTGGTTAAGTAGAAGAGAAGGTTTTTTTGAACAATTTTTAATCGAGCTTCGTCCATTCATAAAAGAATTTGAACCTCTATTTTTAGTTAAGAATTACAATCATCCAAAACTACTAAAAGAGTTTTTAGGTAGCAGAGTATCATTAGAAACTATGATAATATTGGATGAGCTAGTTGAATACGGTAATAAGTGGGATAAACAATTAAAGGACGATATTATATGGATTGATTTAAAAAAGTTGATGAAAAATTACAAAGGGTTCTTGACAATTAACAAGAACAGGTATAGAATAAAACTACTAAAACTTATAGAGGAGTCTAGTTAAATGGACGTTACATTACACTTGGATGGTAATCCCACTATCCGTGAAGAAGGTTTTTTTGAATCTAAAGTCAGCAATCTTAATGATAGGATTAAAGCTTTAGAATTTGATAACGCCGAGTTGAGTAAATCTAATGAGGAGCTTCGTGAAAGAGTTACGAAAATTGCTACTCGTTTTCCTAATCAAAGAGGATATCAACCAAAAAGGAATGATCGCTTTAAGCGAGACTAAATGGTAAGCCGGCGTAGCTCAGTTGGTAGAGCATCTGATTTGTAATCAGAGGGTCATGGGTTCAAATCCTGTCGCCGGCACCATTATAAGGAGAGAAAATGAAAGTTAAATTTATAGATAAAATGGGAAGTGATCTCTCTGTAGTAAATGCAGCAAGAGTATCATTTTCAAAAACATCTGAATGGGAATCTATTCCAGAAGCAGGGCCGATGGAAGGTTTGTTGTCTAGTCAAGATGAAAAGTTAATCAACTATCTTGCAAAACATAATCATTGGAGTCCTTTTGGTCATGCATCTATGCAATTCCATGTTAAAGCTCCAATATTTGTTGCAAGACAATTAGTCAAACATCAAGTTGGTTTAGTGTGGAATGAAGTCTCTCGTAGGTACGTAGATCATGAAGTAGAATTTCATATGCCAGATGCATGGCGTGGTCGTGCAGATGATAAAAAGCAGGGATCGTCAGATGAAGAAATTGATATCAATCCTAGAGGTTCTATGGTAGATGATTATGAACAGGTTTGTAAGAAAGCAAAGTGGACTTACGAACATCTTCTAAGTCAAGGTGTGTGTCCAGAACAAGCTCGCATGGTACTACCACAATCAATGATGACTGAATGGTACTGGAGTGGAACTCTAATGGCATTTGCTCGTGTGTGTAATCTACGATGCAAACCAGATACTCAACTGGAAACACAAATGGTTGCAAATCAAATAGATGCAATAGGAGAGAAAATGTTTCCTTATTCTTGGGCAGCTTTAACGAAATGAATAATATGGATGATATGGATAGAATGCTTGTACTAATTGACGAAATTGGTATGATGAAGAATCGGTATGAAGAGAACGCCGGTATGGGTAATCTCAACACAGCTATTAGTGTGTTAGAACGCCGAGTTGAAGAGTTGCAGAAGAATATAAGAATTTCTACTGCGGCTTCTAGTAACAGCAAAATACCAAGTCGGTATTAATCATATGAACAAGGTTATTGTTTTTGGTAATGGTGAATCAAGGTCATGGTATAAGCCTTGCCACCAACAAATAATGTCAGATGATGTTACCACTTGGGGTTGCAATGCAATATATCGTGATGGTGATGTTGACAATCTTGTCGCAATAGACTATGGTATGCAACAGGAAATTTATAATTCTGAATACCAAGATAGTCATACTTGTTGGTTTTCAGATTGGTCTATAATACCATCAGAAATAGCAGAGATGACACTTATGGGATTCGAAGGCCCTGCATTTATTCATCGTAGTAAAAATAAAACTAGCAATTGTGTAGTGCAAGGAAAAGATCCAGCGTTCATACAAGAGAAAATTGATTCATTAAAAAAAATAAATGCAAATTTAGATATTGATGATATAGAAAAGAAGTTGACAAAAGATATCGGCATTTGGATAACCTATGTTGGAGATAATGATCCTATTAATAACATAGATTTTCCTAGAGGTTGGGCCGCAGGCACTACTGCATTATATCTTGCTTGTCAACAGGGAGCAAAAGAGATTTATATGTTAGGGTTTGATTTGTCTTCACAAAATGAATTATTAAACAACATATATAAAGGAACAAGTTACTATTTACCAGCAGATGCAAAGGGATTTAATCCACAGAATTGGATAAATCAGTTGTTGGCTGTTTTTAGAGAGTTTAAAGATACTCAATTCTATTGGGTAGACCCGAAACACAATATTGGAAGTTCTACTGAAAATATTGACATAAGGTACTTGACAAAGACAGAACTTTGTGATAGACTACAAATAATATAAATTTACATATATTAACATACGATAAAACAGGAGAATACATATGTCGTTACAAGCACTAAAAAAGTCCAACTCATTGGACAAACTGCTCGGTGCAGTTCAAACCGAAAATGCCCCTCAAGAAAAGAAGTCTTATGCAGATGAACGTCTGTGGAAGCCAGTGGTAGATAAATCAGGTAATGGTTATGCCATTATTCGTTTTCTTCCTGCTGTTGAAGGTGAAGACCTTCCTTGGGCGAAAGTCTGGAACCATGCGTTTCAAGGCCCTACTGGTCAATGGTATATTGAGAACTCTCTCACTACCATAGGTCAAAATGACCCTGTATCAGAGATGAACTCTGCATACTGGAACTCTGGTGTAGAATCCGATAAGGAGATTGCACGTAAACAGAAACGTAAGTTGCAGTACTTTGCAAATATTCTGGTTGTCCAAGACAAAGCAAATCCTCAA